GTTCCGTAACCTGCTATATTTGTGGAAGTAGCAGTTGTAGTTACAATACCAACTCCATCTGTACCTTTTGCTCTACCTCTATCTAAATCTGCTTGAGTAATCTTATACTTAAGATACATCCTTTCAACACCGTCAAAGTGTCTCTCGTTGAACAGTTGTATTGCATCATCGACTAAATCATCTATTTGATCATCGTCAACGTTGATCTCCAGCACAGGAGCACCCAGTTTCCTTAAGCAGTAATCTATAAGTTGTTGTCTACTTGCTGGTTTTGCCATATCTTCTAATCAGTTTTCTTAGTCTTTTTCAGTTTTTGAATTTCTTCTTGTAAAGTAACAATTTCCTGTTGAAGGACTTTTGTTTCTTCTTCAAAATCATTTTTTAAAGTTTGCAATTTTGCTTCCAAAAGTACATTTTGATTTAATGATTGTGCCAATTTACCATTATATAAACTCACAAGAACATTAACATCAACGTCACCATTATTTTGTTGTTGCATAATCTTTTAGGTTAGAAAGTACCCCCATCAAGTGTTGAAGACCAGTGAGGCTTATTAGTATATATCACAGAAACTGATGATGGAATTACTGATAGATTTTCAACAGCACCATTTTGCCCCTCTCTTCTAATATTGTAAGTATTGGTGAAAGTTCCCTCAACACCAATTAAGTCAATTGAATTTCCATTAGATACAGGACTTTCAACAACACCGTAAGCACCACTAGTATCCTGCCTAACAACATCACCAGCATTAAGAGTTACTGTAGATGGTAAAGGTAGAGTGTTCTTAGTAACGGCAGTTAGGATCTGCTTAGATGTTACTATAGGAGCAGCTGGATTATTAGTTGAGGTCTGTAATCCATTCTCATCAAAGTATACAGCACCATTAGCATTATAATCAGCAGTCTGGTAGTAGATACCTTTGATATCTAAGAAACCTCTTGTTCCAGATACTGTGTTACTTGCTGTACCTGCATCTGGAACGTATGTCCAAGATCTTGCAGGAGCATTACTTCCGCTATTTGTATCTGCATCTACATAACCAAAGAAACCAGTTTTGTTATTTGCAGTACCAATACCAGTATTGTACTTAAATGCTATACCACGATCTGTATTAGTATCGTAAGCATGAGTAATTGTTAATTCTGAAGTTGTTGTAATACCAGCAGAAGTACTTCCCTGAATAGTAATAACTTTATTTGTAGTATTAACTTCAGTAACTGTTGTTAATCCAGAGTTTGGAAGTGATGCATGACCACTTACAACGTCACCAGTATTAATACCAACAACAGAATCAATTGTAATTGTACTAACACCAGTTGTAGCTGGAGCAGTAACTACTCTAGAACTCGTAACATCACCAATAACAAATATTGGATCATTAACTGTTACTGCAGTTGAGTTAACTGAAGTTGTTGTACCATCGATTTGTAAGTTACCTTTGATGATAACATCACCTTCATTACTTAAACCATCTGGATATGGGTCAATAAACAGTTTGTCACCAGCACCACTTACGGTAGAAATTATATTATCTTCAATCTTAACTTTACCAAAATATGATGAAGTTTGAACATTTAATGGGGTAGTAAACTTAACTTGCTTACCAGTAGGACTGGATACTACTAACTCATCATTACCATCTTCATCATATTCAAATTTAACATCCTTATCAGAACCAAATGAGAATGCTGTATCATCAGTAACAGCAAATTCACCAGTTCCATTAGTAGCAAATATTACATCACCATCTGTATCTGTAGATGATAGAGTCCTACCATCCATTCTAAGATTATCTACATTCCACTGATCAACTTTTCTATTATTATCAAGAACAGCAACTATACCACCATCACTATTTCTTGTATTTACAACACCATTAACCGCACCTGGTTGATGGTCCATCATAGAAGTATAATAATGTCCTCCTACTGAGAACACATTACTTCCATCATCACCGACAAATATTCTATCTTTATATTGATTTACTCCACCGTAACTGCCGATACCAGTTACATAGCCCATTTCTCCCCAATTTAGGCTGGCAGGTTTGTTAGTACCAGAGGATCGTTTGATCCTAATAATGCTAGCCATTTAAAAATTTCCCCCGTTGATGTCTAAATTCGAGTCTGTTCCAGGTGTCAAAGACAATGTGGCATCCCATTTTTGAGTTGCTCCATTATAAACTAAGACCATTCCATTAAGTAGGTTCGCAGCATTTACGTCGCTAAGTTCAGCTAAGGAGAGTCCTTGGGCTCCAGCAAGTGAAGAAATAACCTTAACGGCGTTTTTTTGCCCTACTCTGACCTTAATGTCTGCCATTTATGTAAGCAATTCAAGAATCTATCTATTATTTATGTTTACGATTAGCTAACTCTTTGAGTAAAGATTTAATCTCATCAATATCTTTTTTCATTTCATCCAGTTCTGCTTTCTCATCAAGTTTTTTATTCCTTTTGGAAATATGTTGAGAATATGAATTAGAATCGTAATTTAAAATCGCACCCGTTTCTGGATCACGAAATAAGTTTTTATGTCCTTCAACTGGTATCATGCCTTTTTAATGGGTAGTCCGTTAATCAAATCCGTTTCGGATGGTTTTTCTGGATTGTTATACTTGTCATATTTAGATTTATCATTTCCATTCATTTTCTTTATTTTTGATTTTTTAAACAATTCTCTTTTCTGTTTAAAAAACCAAGTTCCATTATCATCATTATATCCACCTTTACCTACAAGTTTAGTTGCCCATCCACTAGCACCTAAAGATTTTATAGCATTAGCAGATTCATTTAGAAATTCTTTTAAAGTCTTCAAAATATACCTATAAGTAATACTTATAGGTATTTAGTGATCTATGCGTAATGCATACTCCTATCATCCTTTTTATCTTTTAACTTATTGCCTCTTTGACGTTTCTCACCAGTTTCACCATACTTATTTGGACCTACCTTTTCTTGTCCTAATCCTTCAGATTTCTTTTTACTTTTATCAGTATAATGTAATGTTGCCTTTTTACCTGGTTTCTTAGTGATCACAGATTCCTGATCTGATTCACGACCAAGTCTTCTTATAGTTTTACCAAACTTACGTCTTGACATATTTTTGGGTTTGGTAACAGAGTAAGATACTTCCTTACCTTCAACACCATCATCATATTGATATCTACCAGTTGTCTTACGATAACCGATACCTTTTTTCTCCAACTTACCCTCAAGACCTTTTCTCTTTTTGCGATTTTCATCCTCATCATCACCACGATCCGCAGAGATGTGACCAGTATCTTTAGTTCTAGCATTACTTAATTGTCTTGCTAGACCACCTTCACATAGTTGTTGGAATTCTTGGAAAGTTTTCATTACGCTAATGCAATTGCTCTAAAGTCTTTTAATCTAACTGGAACACATTCGTTTGTTGATGACATCACTATTTTAATTACAAATCCATCAAACTGTTCCAAATCATTTATACTAAACTGATATTCTGAGAAATCATTTTGTCCATTCTTCTTCACTTGAGCATCTGCTCTACCATCATTTAATCCAAGATCAATAATATCATCACCAAAACCATCACCATCAGTATCAATTAGGTTCTTATAACCAGGGAAGGCTCTATATGTTTGAGAAACCTCACTAGAATCAGCACTGAATAATCTATAGAATACTCTAAAGTCTGCTTCTGGTTGAGCGTTAGCTGCAACAAATACTTTTAATGAGCTTGCTGGTTGCTTCAAATTAACTCTCTTAGATACGAATATTGAACCGTGTGGATCATTTTCTAATGAATTTGATCTTACATCAGTAATATAATCTAATACTGGAGCATTAATCTTATTTCTACCTAAAACAAAAGTAGCATATTTTGAATCTAATACTGGAGATAGATTCTTATCTGTTGATTTGAAATCAACCTTTAATGCTAACGATTTATTCTTAGGTAAAGTTTGTAACCTAAGTGATTCATTAGTTTTAGATGCTACTAATCTTGGTGTTGGGAAGAATGTAGTTTCATTCAGTATAGTTGGTTCAAATCCTTGATCTATAAAGGATACTTCAGATCCACCAGCACTAGTACCACTAACAGTTCTAACTGCTGTATTAACAAAAGTTCCCTTACCAGGAGTGATCACATTAAACTGTGGAGATAAAGTACTGAACTGATGATTCTGAGATACTTTTACAGTCTTACCACCTACAGCTTTTTCGCTAGTAAAGCATAATAGTGTTTTATTATCAGCAACATTAGTACCTCTAGGACCTGTTCCTCTATCAATTTCTAAGAAGTAATTATCAATATTTGACTCACTTCTTAATGTAGTATTAGATGGAACATTTATAGTACTATTAATACCAACTAATGGGAATCCATTTATTTGATATGGTTGAATAGAAACTCCTGTGCTATGTGCTATTGCAACAGATTCGCCAATACCTCTACTATCGAGTGTTAATTGACCAGTTCCAACAACATAAGAAACAATTTCACTTTCTATTAAAGCATCACCCCTATCTGTTCTGATACCAGCAAAATTGATAAATGGTGAAGTAGAAGCAACTGATACTAATGTTCCACCTAATGCTAGGTCTGCAGTTGTTTGAGTTGCTAAAGAATCAGGTTCTATTGCTTGAAGTTTAACCGCATTATTTGCACCATGATGTGCGTGATTGTACTGTACAACTTCAAAAACATTACCTGTATTAATATCACTAAGAACTTCAGAATCTGCACTTACAGTTGCACCTGTTGCTTGTGTTCTAGTATCATTTAAAGTATTATAGTGAATAAGGTTTGAACCTTGCTTGAATACTTCTCCTTGAACATCTGTTAGATGAACTGTATCTAAAGTTGTATCGATTACTTTAATTGCAAACTTAGCACCAGCACCTCTTGCAACTAAAGCATTACTATTATCGATAGTAATAACGTCACCAAGAGCAAATCTGCTACCAGCAGTTATATTTTCAATTAATTTAACTGCTCCAGTAGTGCCATCTATAGTGATAGATGCAGTTGCACCAGCACCATCTCCACTTATTGATTTAACTGGAATAGTGTTGGCAACAAAGTCATCACCACTAGGAGTTTGGTTAGTAAATTGATATGCTTTACCACCAGAAACTATCTCTGGTTGTGTACCAGTATCAATAGGAGCAAATACATTTTCAATTACACCAGTAATGCTTCCATCTTCTTCATCTCCAGGAGCACCAGTACTGAGTTTTCTACCAACAGGAGCAACTGCAGCAGCAAGACCAGTAACTTTAACTTTTAATTTTCTAGGTAAAGTTCTGATTGGATTATCTGGTAATACTTGAGTATTTTCATTACCTGCTTCAATTGGACTGTTATAGAATGTAACTGTACCAGATTCAACAAATGATGCTTTATACAACTGGAATGTTAAATCTTGGTATTGACTTGGAGTCCAAATTGTACCGTTTTGAGATTTGAACAAACTACCACCAATATATTGCTTGGTGCAAACAGCAGACTCAACATCAGGTAGATTTGCAGTTTTAACAGTCTTCTGACCCATAGTTGAAACCCACATCTCATATAGATCAGATGCTGGAGATAAGAATACTAATGCATATTCCTTACCACCTTCTAAGAAAACTGGTGATGGGAATTTAATATTTGTTGCTATAGATGCATCAGTAGATGTTTCAATATCTCCTGGATTTAATGAAACCTGTGCATAATCCTGAACGAGGAAATTGGTTGGTGTTCCTAATTCAACATCTCTAATCTCAACGAATACTTTAGCTGCTGGATCCTTACTTGCAAAGTAAACATCAACAGAAGTTAAGAACATACCAGTTTCATCAACTCTGAAAGATTGTGCTAGAGGATCCCTGTAAGGAGCTTCTATTCTTTCAGTTTCTGATGTACTATTCTGCTTTGTAGTGAACGATACTTCATTAGGTCTTTGTGCAGGTTCGGGTGGATTTCTAACACCAACTGTTGATGTTTGTTGTGTTAGAATCGTTCCTGTTGCATGATAAGTTCCTGTCGCATCACTAGCAAGAGCAGTGCTTCCTGGTAGAGTTACTGTTCCTGGTGTAGTAGCAGTTAATTTAAATGTCTTAGTTCCACTATAGAATAATACTGGTGGTTGTGGTGTTGCATTTGCATTTCTAAAGAAGAATGCACCTAAAATATCACCCCAGTTATCTGACATTAATGATGCGTTTGTTACTGTTGCAGTCGCACCAGTAGATTCACCTACAATATCACAACCCTCTGTTACATAACCATAGTAACCTTCATTATTTGCTAACCCATCAACGTCAATATTAAATAAGTTTGATGTTGATGAATATGCATCAGATGGAGCAGGTCTTGATCTATCAAATATATCAACTTGATAGGTTTCTACACTTCCATTCAGTACATTAATTCCACTTGGTTCTCCCATAGGTACTGCAACTGAACTTGCATCACCATACTTATGTTCGGGAGCCATTATTCTAACTTTACCTATTTCCTTACCATTTTTAAAGATTAAAGCATTTTCATATACTAAAAATGTACCAGATGTCATTTCAATTTGAGTTACTTTTGGAAACACATCAGGAATTCCACTATCAAGATAATGATAATGTTTAGTAAATGGTTTTAATCCATTTCCATTAAAAGCAACGTTCCTAGAACGCATAAATGGATCCGTTACACCACTAATCTTAACACTTTCAACATAATCAAACTCTCTAAGAGATTCAAGTGTGTTAGTGAACGAGGTTTCTACAGCACGAGTTGTTGTAGTAGTTGTTGTAGTAGTAATATCTCTATGATTACCTTCAAATATATCCTGATCTGTTTCAACTTCACTTTCACTTACATCAACATCAGTATCAACTGTGGTTGTATCAGAAACAATATTTGCTTGCTCTGCCCAAGTTGCTCCACTAGACTCTGTTCTATAATCATCAATATAAATTGTTCTAGTCCAGTTATCTGATGGTGGATCTAAAATAACACTACCAGCAAAAACAATAACGTTAAATGGGTTAATATTTTCGACTTGAGTTGCTTGAAGATTCTTAAGTTCACTAGCAACTTCATCATATTTTAATGTAATTAAATCTCCAGTTTTTTGGCAATTCTCATCAAGTAGTTTTAAGTTCGCACTTCTATCTACAGTATTTGCATCTATAGAAGGATCAAATGCCAAATCTGCCTTTAATGACCAGAAATCTACAGCACTAATTAATTCTTTGTTAACAACATCAACATCACATCTAGAACCTTGTGTTCTATTGAAGTTGATAAAGTTTCTATCTTTAAAATCATTCGCTACAAATCCAGTTTTGAATCTGTTTAATCCATCAGCATCAGTTACTTGTAAAGATTTAGTATCTAATTCGAGAGCAGTAAGAGAAGTCATTACTTCTAAATTAGAAACTCTCTTTTCAATTTTACCAATATCTCTCATGGTAAATCTTCTATTATCGTATAATCTGATCTTTGGACCTTTTACTGGATCATACAAATAAGGAGGAAGTGATATTTCTGCTACTTCCATAGAAGGTCCCAATTCAGTAGGTGGTGCAGGATTATCTGCAGAAACACCCTTAATTAGTTTTACCTCTCCAAATTTATCAATAACTAACTTGTCTACTCTAGGTAAGTAATAAGTATATCCAATAATAGAACTCTCATTTGGTGCAACAACATACTTAGATATTGATTCAAATGTTCTAGCAGAGAAATCAAATGGTGATTTATTAGTTGTGGTTGCTGGATCAAATGGATTAACTCTAGGTCTGAAGTCTAAGATATCAGTTCCTCTATCTAAAGATATGTGGGGAACATCCTTTGTATACCTATCCTTATTATAAGAATTTGCAGTAAATAAATCTGCACTCTCTGCACTTTGTGTTTTATAATAATCAAAGATAATTAATAATCTATTTGTTGGTGGAGAAGAATTTCTCTTTCTAACAATCTTGGAATAATCACTATATTGCTTCTTATGACCTTTATCTAAAGTATAATTTGAAGTTCTGTCTGTGTAATTACCGTTTGTTATACCCTGTAGATTGGTTTGAATATTAGATTCTTTAAATGTAATAGTTTCTCCTTTAGAGAATGTATTATCGTTCAAATATACATACTCAATTTCAGTTGCGGATACTCTATTAATAATCTGACCAATTGCTCTACTGCTCTTACCTATGAATTTTTCACCAACAACAGTATTTGTATCTAATCCTAAACCAGAAACAAATGTCAATTTATCAAGTGAAGGTGTATTAGTATCTTTTGATTCATATATTGCATGAACCTTAACAACATCAGGTAAGTTTAATGATATTTCCTGATCTTCAACTCTTAATCCATAATATTTACTTGAAGCAAGACCATTATTAGTGGATACTCCTACTTGTCTTGTTATATCTAGTTTTTCACTTCTAACATAATCCTTTGATCTTGTTTTTAATCCAACTTTCTTCAAAGTTACATTTACAATACACTTAGTATTTGCAGATAATCCACTAAATGCAATATCATTACCATTATTTGTTATAGAAACTTGATCTGAACTTAAAGGTTCTGTGGATCCATCTTCATAATGAATAGAATATCTTTCTTCATCAAATGATTCAAAGAAAGCACTACCTATACCAGAAGAAACAAATGCTGCACCACTACCTGTGGTTCCTTCTAACGCTGCATTAGTACTGAAAGATAATGTGCCATTTGCAGATGTTTCTCTTTCTGCTACCTGACGATTAATAAGTAGAGTTGAATTTGATAAATCAACAGAAGAAACATTCTTCTTAGGTAATCTACTGTATAAACCAGAAGTAGCAAGATTAAGAACCTTTGGACGCTTGATTCTGAATATATTTGATGTAGTTAATCCTGCAATAATTTCACCACTATTAACATCAGCAATGTTAGTAATAGGTGCTAATCCCATGCTTGATCCGTCTCCAGATATGGAAGTAACTCTGTTATAAGTCTGAAGACCAAAATCTGTAGAATATCCTACAATAGTATCTGTTTTTACTCCGACTTGTCCTGAGAATCTTCTTCTAGGAGATTGTGCTGTTGCACTATTACCGTTAGAAGCACCAGTTACTGTTAATGGGTCAACTAATGAAAAATTGGGTAATGTTCTATCATATAAAACAGCATCTGCACTAAAATCACCAGTATTAGTAAGACCAGTTAATCCGTTGAAATCTTGGAATACTGATTTAATATCATCTGTTGTATATGCAATAATAGTAATTACAGAACAATTAGTTGATTTTATCTCTTCATTAAATATTAACTTTTCGCCTTGAATAAATGATCCAGTTGTTTGAGATAGAATAAGTTCTGCTGGATTATGACTTGCAACATATCCTATTGCACCACTACTAAGTCCTCTAACACGACTAGAAAGTGGAGCTGTACTTGTAATAGTTCCAGGATTAGAAATATTTAATACAGTATATGTTTGGATATCATATAAATGAAGATCCCATTCTGAACTAGTTCCATTATACTCTGCACCAGAAAGTGCAAATGCATAAACACGAGCTTCACCAACTTTAACACCAGAACCTGCAGTTGGATTAGCAGAAGCACCCTTTCTTTGACTGTGAAGTGCAATAGTATTGGCAGTAGATCCACCAACATTAATCCAAGGAGTACCCTCTACATTATTGATCTTTACCAAACTACCCATTTTAAATGGAATAGATGCAGTTTTTATTGTTTTTGTATCTCTTGGTTTCTCTACATCTAAAACTTTATTATAAACATCAATATCAAATCCTCTAACATATGCTTTTCCTGATGAAAGTTTTACATTCATTAGGTCATCAGAAGGATCATTACCCTCATCAGTTTTCTGTCCTTCTACATATAAACCATTTGAAGAGATTTCATCATTCAAAGAGTTTTGAATATTAACTCTGAATGGTTGTATTGCATAGTTACCAGATTCGTCATATGTTCTCTTGGCAAAATACTTCTTAATTTCAGAGTATACTGAAGTATCTTGCAATTTCTTAATTTCACCATCTCTAACACGAATTAATTCTACAAAATTCGTATCTTCAAAATCTAAAAGTGCTTTTTTCGCTAATTTAACACTTATTTTAAACCTATCTGCACCTGGTGCTGCATAGTTAGTGAATCCTTTAGCATTATCATTTAGAGAATCATCATCATTTGCATTAATTACAGTTTCAGATATCTCAAGACCAACTCTATATGATGGTTTATTGGAATATGGTTCTAGTACGATAACATCTTTAGTAACATCAACAAAGGTTCCCCTTATAAAATATACACCATGATCAATACCAACCGCAGATCCAATATTAGAAGGATCTTCTGTTAATACTGTTAAAATGGTTTCACCAGCATTTAATGTGGTGTTTCCATAAGTAATGTTTTCTTCAAGTGTTAAAATTTCTTCACTAGGGAACATTTCACTTATTGAATTTGTTCCAGATTCATTATATTTTACAAAAAGAGTAATATCATCAACACCTTCATTTGGTGGTAAAATATAATTTTTAATAGTACCAACTATTTGAGAGTTTTGTCCTCTAACTTTAGTACCTTTTCCGTTATTATTGTTTACTAGTGCATCCAAATATATTGTTACGTCAATTCCTAAATGGTCTGGATTTACTTTTACTGAGAAATATGTACTATCATAAGTAACTGCTCCAGGTATAACCATAGAGCCTTCTTTGAAGATATGACTTCCAAAAGATTCTAATTGGTTCTGCAATATTGATTGAAGACTTGTTAGCTCCCTTGCTTGAACTGGAAATCCAGGTTTAAACAGTACCTTATAAAAGTTATCTGCCTTATCAAAATCATCATAATAAGGACTTATATTTAAGTTAGTCTTTTGTGGCATTTTTCTTTAGAATTCCAGGATGATTTTGACGTCTTCTTTTTGTCTCTCATTACGAGCGATCAAAGGTCTATTGTCTAAGTAAACAATTTCCCCTGATCCTTTATTTATCTCTGAATTGGATAACCCATTTGAGAAGTTAACACCCAAATCAATTAACTTAGTTCCAGTTGGATTAGTTGTTATTCCACTAAACGAGGTATTGATACCTGCAGAGAAATTAGAACTATCACCTTTTATTGCATTTGATGATGCTTCAAAGGAATAGATTGCACCAGAAGTTGATATACCAGCATAATCCGTTTGATCATTTGTTGATTTTGTAAAGTTTAGAGATCTATCTCTAAAATACTTCAAAACTTTAGTGTCTGTATCATATGAAGCAACGTATCCTTGAGCGATTCTCCCGTTTGTTAATACTTGAGTTATACGCTCACCAACTTTTGGTTCAACCGATCCGCTAAGAGATTCAAAGATGAATGCTGATGTTGATGAAAATGTAGAATCACCATAAGTTACTGCTGTTCCCACTTTAGTTGGGTTCTTAACAATACCTACCTGTGCAAATTTAGTATCAGATGGGAAATCTTTTGTAGAATCATCAAATCTAGCATATACCAAAATTCTATCAGTACCCAATTCCTTGTAAATGTCATATCCATGACCTAAGGAAGGAGGTATAATTGGAACAAGTTTTGCTCTTTGATTTGATGGATGGGCAGCATCTTGTAATCCACCCAAATCCACTATTCCATAACTATAACCACTTCCACCAGAACTAACAGTAGCATTAGTTATTTTACCACCTACTACATCAACTCGTGCCTTACCACCAGTACCATCACCTAGTATATCAACTTCCTGCCCTAATCCATCTGCATACTTACCACCAGCACTAGCGATGTAAATAGTTTTGATTTGATTTCCATTTAAGGTAGAATTTCCATTCTCTCTAACTGCTTTAATTTGAGCATCTGTACTAGTTGCCCAATCGTTAGGAACAGTAATATATTCTGTAGAGTCAAACTTTAGTATATCTGCAGGTGAAACAGTATAGAGATACTTCCAAACATAACCATCACCACTAGTACCTGCTCTAGAAGGTTCTAAATCGGTGAACATTGGTTCATCTTGAGAAATATTTCCAGTTAGATTAGTACCACTAGAACCATTTGAGATACAAACATACACTTTGAACTCGGAGTTCATTACATAATAACTTGCACCATATAATCTACTAGAATCGTTTATTGGACTCTGAGCACCTGCTTCAGTTGAATAATCATCACGATACATTTCATATCTTTTACCAGCAGTCCAATCTATTCTTCTAACAATTCTTCTTATATTAGCAGAAGCAATTCTTTTGCCAAACATCATAGTATCGCCCACATGAGCAGTACTAGAAAAACTATCTAAAGGTTTTGGTGTTGAATTAGTCTTATTCCAATCACTAGATCTACCATACCCAACTTGAACATTAGGTGCTGGCGTTCCTGTTGGATTTGACAATCCAATAAACACATAATATGAATTTTTTTCTGATTCTACTGATTCGACAAAATTGCTTGCGTTTAAGATTCTAAACTGATCAGTAACAATTGCTGGCATGATTATAAATTAAGTTGCTACTTTTTTTCTTTATTTATAGACATAATTTTATAGTCCACTAACAATCCTAATAGAACCAGTATTTCTTAGTCCAAATTCGGAATTTAAACCTTCAAAATACCTTCTTTGTATTGTTGGGAATGTTGATAATCCAGAATCAACGGTTAATCCAGTAACACCAATTGAAATAGGTGATGTTGATCTAGTTCCATTATATATTCTACCCCAAGATATGGTTCCTAAAGAGGTTGTCAATCCAATATTAGTTATATCATAATAACCAGTTTGAGCAAAACCAGTAATATTAGTTGTGCTTAAAACATCACAGGTAATTTCTGCTCTAAAGTCACTAAGTTGTGAGAATGTATGAACTTTGTAGATATTATCTAGGAAGTAAGTTCCGATAGCAACTACGCTGTTATCATGTCCATCAACAGAAGTAACTCCATCTCCTATTGTAGTATCTTTAATTAGAAGAGGGTATCCAACTGCTAACTTATTAGCATTTGATTTATGTGAAGTAAAGAAGAACTTAAGTGCTTTAGTTCCTGCTCCACCAGAACCTTCTGCTGTAGAAATTCCAGTAATAATTCCAGTATATCCTTCAACGTTATCAAATGAAGTCATTTCCTCTGTTTGATAACGAGGTCTATTGATTATTACTTGTGGTGGATTTGTAGAGGTATATCCTAATCCAATATTATCTATTGTTATAGAATCAACCTTACCATTTACAATATTGGCAGTTGCTTCTGCAAATGTAGAAACTCCAACTTCTGCATACTCATTCTTAACTGTTGTTCCAATACCAACTCCAATTGGTGCTGCGATTGATAATGTAACTGCAGATCCAACATATCCACTACCAGATTCGATAATAGTGAATCCTGATATATCACCCTTGTCAGAAACAGTTGCAGTAATTGCTGCTGCTACAGAATTGGAAGGTGACATTAATAATGCATCTACTGCAGTAATATTAACATTATACCTATCATCAGTTTCTAATGCGGGGTTAGAATCATCTTCATAGAAGAATGATTCGGCATCATCAACAAATATTCCACCAATACCTGAATTTCCTGATGTAAGACTAACATCACCAATTACTTTTGCTGTTGGATAGATCTGTGGTTCAATAATTTCTCTTGCTTTAGAGATTAATTCGCCCTTAATAATCTTATCTTCTTTCTGTTTTGTCCAATCGATGGGTTTAAAGTCGCTCTCATTAATACCCTTTCCTCGGTATAATGTTGTTTCTACAAGATCAGAACCAAGAATATCCTTGATAATTCTAACCTTCTCCTGATCTATAGTATCTGTAAATGCAGGATTCTTAAAGATACGAATATCATCACCAATTTTGATAGTTTCATTAATATTAACTATCTCAACATCAATACCATCTTGTCCTTTATAGAAGAATACGTCAACTTTATCTTTTTCTGATGGTGCTTCTGTGAAGGTAAATGTGGTTCCTCCAGTGAATTGATATGCAATATTAGGAGTTTGCATAACACCATTTACAAATATCACTAAAACTGCATTCAGATCAATTTGCTCACCTAGTAGAGAATCTTCATCAATTTCAAAACTTAGTAGTTGACCATTACGGAATAGTGGGAATCTCTTTCTATTTCCAGTTTGCATAGGTGAAATATCATCTATGAAATCTAATTCACCAAACTGCCAAGCAGAGAAGAAATCATTAAACGTTGAAACAACTTCAAGTTGGAACTGTTGTAAAGGTTTTTGTAATCTCTTATCTGTTACTAATCCAATTGGTGTAAATTTATCACCAACAGAGAATGAATAACCAGATCTGGCAATATCAAATTCTGAAATCTCAAAGAAACTTCTAGCAACTCCAACATTAGTTGTTGCTTGAGTAACATTAAGATTCAATAATAAATTTCTACCAGTATCTTCTGTTTTACCAATACCTAATCTAGAAATACCAACAACAGGCATATTTTCATAAATTGGTTCTGGAGTTGAAACTTCAGGATTAACGTATCTTGCACCTTGATTGGTGATAGTAAAGTCTAAAGCACCACCAGTTCCAGCAGGAGACTTACCAACCTGCAATCTCATAGAGTTTATTGTTACTCTACCAACTGGTAAATCTGTATCATATGCTGGATCAGTTGTACGTGGGTATGGATGAATTGTTTGATAAGCATCTTGAGCACATTTGAATACTAAAGATCCTGTTGTAATTCCAACAACAGCATTTGATTTCTGAATACAGTTTGCTACAGTTTTACTTGGTACAAATGTATGAGTGTACTGATCTGCAGATGGATTTGGATTTACATTAACTTTAAATGTGTTAGTTGTAACAGCATAAATTGAAATCCATTTTCCGCTTGCATAATCAGTTGATCTTGGATATGGATGTTCAGTTTGATTATTATCTTTAGTGCAAGTGAATGTTAAACCAGAATCTTCAATTAAAATCTTATCACCAACAGAATATCCATGATTTGCTTTAGTAAGTGTAAGATTTCCAGTATTCTTCACATAAGATGCATTTGTTGGTGTTATAGAAACAGCACCAGGAATTCCATGATTATTACTTATGACAACCAACTCTCCAGTTGCAGGGTCGTAAGTTGCGTTACTTGCAGTTGTAGTTCCGTATGAAACAGCAACACCATCCTGTTGATATGGAACACCAACATTCACAGTTACTGTAGTTGCAGTTACAGCAGTAATTGCTAGTGCTGTATTGTATGCAGGATCTTTTGTTCTTGGATAGGCATGTATAGTTGCATGATTATCAGCATCGCAAGTAAAGTTGAGTGCTTTCTTTGTAATAGTTAAAGTATCACTTGTAGTGTAACTATGTGATCCTATTGTTAGTTCTAATATTCCAGTACTTGGAATATATGTGGCATCAGAAACAGATCTCTTTGTAGTGCCAACTGTAACAGCATCCCACTTATTAGTTCCTACAAATATATGAGTACCGATAGAATTTACAAATCTATGATTATTTGTCGCAACCTTAGCAGTAAATTCTGCACCAGTTCCTCCTCCTCCACCAGATCCAACATTAACACTAATAGTATTAATTGTAGAATCATCTAATCCTAATGTTTGTCCTGCAGCAGGATCAGTAGAACGAGGATATGGATGAATACTGAGATGCTTATCTCTAGAACAAGTAAAGTTTAAAGATTCTGTTCCAATAGTAACTGTGTTTATTGCTCTTTTAATTGCATTTACTCCTGCAGGTAGATTCGCAACAAATGAATGAGTGTAATTACCACCAGTTCTAACTGCATTAGCATTTGCACTACTAAAGGTGTGTCTTGAAATATTTGTTGATGGTATTGTAGTTAAAGTTTGGATTGTGATAGTTGTATCAGTAACAGATTCAATCTTGATTGCAGTATCATAGAATGGGTCAGTAGTTCTAGGATATGCTTTTTCTGCATTATTATCATCAAGATCACAAGTAAACTTAATTGATTCTTGATCTAATTTGATACTAGTTCCTGGTCTTAACGTATGAGCACCAACTGTTATTTCCATCAATCCCGTTGTAGGATCATATTCTGCAAATGTTGGTGTAAATGTTACTTCTGGTGAAGCACCAACATTAATATCAAAGGTAAATTGAGTTACATTTGATATTGTTATCCACTTTCCACTTATTGGATCAGAAGGTCTAGGATAAGGATGGTTAGATCCGTTATTATCCATATCACAAGTAAATGTGATTGAATTGTCATTAATTTTTATAAGATCGCCATTAGCAAATCCATGACCATTAGTTAACACACCTGAAGTAAGTGTCATCGCACCAGTTGTTGGATTATATGCCGCACCATTAACATCGTGTTTGGTTGCAGCAGTTAATCCATGATTATTTCCTAGAGTTAGTATTAATTCTCCAGTTGATGAAATATAATCTACAGTCTCAGGTGTATACTGAGTTCCTACATTATCGGTAATAGAATTTGTATTTGATGAAACAAATTTATGTACAAACTGTATATCAGTAGCACCAATCGAAACTGGATCTCTGTAACCAGATCCAAATGTTAGATCATTATACCACTCATAAACACTTCCACCACCTTGATAAACATGTGGTATGGTAGTTAAACCAGCTTGAACTTCAAACGTTCTTTCGGATATAATACCAGTTATAGGTAAACCTCTTTCGTGATCTTGGAAGAATGAAGTTGTAACACCAAGATATCCACCACCACCTATCGTTTCTACTGCATCAGATGTTGCTGAAACGAACGTGTGAGCACCTGTATAGGTTGGTAATGTTCCTCTTAATACATTTACCTTAAATGTATTTGTTGTTACTTCAGAGATGTATAGGTACGTATCATGAGCAGGATCAGTAGCACGAGGATAAGTTTTAGGAGATGAAGGATCTTGAGCACAAGTGAATGTTAATGAATCAGTCTTAAGTCTGATTGCATCTCCAGCATAAAGACCATGATTACTAACGGTTAATGTCATATCACCTGTTGTTGCATCATATAATGCTCCAGTTACAGGTCCAACAATATCAGTTGGGCATCTAAATTCCAAATGCTTCAAGTGAACTGTAGTTGGATATTGTAATGCAAATCCGTGAACATAATTTGTTGTAACTGTTATGATTCCAGTAGTATTATCATAAGCAGCAGTTTGAATACCAATCTCATACTTAGATGATGCACCTATTCCAGTAATTTTATCAATAGAACCAGCAGCAAATAGATTGCTATTGTTCTTCAAATTAGGTTTAACTTTAGCACCGATAAGTGGAGCATATCCAACACCTGGAGTAGAACCCATAGAAACTATTAGTCCACCTCTTGGCAATTGATTCTGATTTATATCAAAATCAGATTGTAAAGGAGTACCATTCTCTGAAGATATTCCAGTAAAGATAACACTAGAAATGCCAGCAGTAGAATCTGCTTTTATCTCATAATTATTACCTGCGTTGTTTAATGTAAGAGGAGTCTGGAATACACCGTTAATGAATAGAATACCGTTTCCAACAGCAACACCAGTTTCGGTATTAGCACCACCAACAGTCATTGTGTAAGTCTTACCAATTCCAGTAAATGTATCTGAAATATCATCAAACACCATATTAGTGTCGTAGTTACTTCTTAAGAATGTTCTACCACTAAATTCTGCCCTTATGTATGGTAAGTTTGTATCATTTCTTCTTGCTCTAGTATTTCCTTTTGGTGGATCTAAGAACCATACAGTACTATCAATTATATTGAAGGATCCTCTGTGAACCCTAGCATAGGTTGTGTCAGCGTGAGAAGTTGCTGCTATACCCAAAGATCCTCTATTAACTCTAACAACTGGTAGAGTAGAAATACCAAGGGCAACATCAGTAGAATCGTTGATGGTTCCATCAGAAACGCTTGCAAATCCTACTTGCTCAACCTTCATATATTCATTTTCAATTTTCAATACATCTCTTGGTTGAACTGAACTAATACCACTTAGAACAAATTGAGATGTTCCAGCACCAATAGCACCATTAAGTGTATGTTCAATTGAAGTAAATGAGATTGGTTGCTGAACAATACCATCTAAACCAATAACAGTTTTAGATAGTTTCTTAGTCATATCAAGTTGGTGTGCATTACCCTCACCAACACCAGTAAATGTTATTGGAAGACCAGATGCAATATATTCCTTTCTACTGAATAACTTGAATTTATTTTCATTAGAAACCTTAACAAATACGGTTTCTGGTAAAATATCAGTTGTAATACCAGCACTATTAGTAGTAGATCCTATTGATACTGCAGTTGATCCAACACCAACAAATGTTGATCCAGGAGTATAAGTTAACTGCTCATTATCATTAAAGAAATGATTTGGTATGGTGAACTCACCAGTTGTCAAATCTAACTGTGTTGAATCTGCAGGATTGAATTTTTTAGTATAAATTGGAATATTTTTATGTTCCAATTCAAAATTAACCTTATTTGCTCTGCTTCCATTTACACCATCATAAGCAGATAATAATATACTCTTCTCTGCAGGACCAACTAATAGAGATTCTGGAGTATTACGGAAATCGTTTATTGTATTGAATACTTCATTATATGCTTGAACTTCAATTAAACCTGTTTGTGATGTATCTGGGTAGAAGTTAATATCAATATTATTTCCTGATGTAACTGCTCCTATTGTACCCAATCCACTATTAGATTGACCTGTAAATGGATATTGTATAGTAGTTGCAGTACCGTCATCCTGTAAAATAACCGCCTGATGTATAGCAGATTCAGAATTACTAGAAACCCTTACAAGAGTCTTAACTGAACTATCAATTCTCTTATCAATTCTAGAAATTAATATTGGTGTTGAAGTTCCTGTATGATAAGTTGATTCTAATCTAGCACTTCTTTCAGCACCTACAGGTTGTCCAGGAACTGCATATCTATATGTTCCAACTCCAACAATTCCATTATTATCAATTGTTGCACCTAAACCAACAACATTTGCACTTGCATTAATTAATCTCTTCGTATCATTTTCACATTCAAAGTAAATTGTACCAGAATCATATCTTGCAGTAAGAACTCCAACCCTAGATGCACTATAAGTAACATTTAATGCATCAACATAAGTTTCTGCATAGAAAATATTAGTTCCATCAAAGTCTACTATAACCTCACCATAGTTAAGTTCTTTAGTAATATTGTCCTGAAGTAGGACATCAGCAAAGAATCCATTAAAATCAGAATCAGAGAATTGTGCTATGGTTGTTGTAGTAACTCCAATAATATTATCATTAGTGTCTGTTTGTCCAATTGCAACTTTTACATTAGCACCAGTTAGATCAATCTGTCCTATTGAAGTTGATTCAGTTTTAACTGCATTAGTAATGAACTCTGTTTTAAGAATCTTAATATCATGATCCCTATCATACTTATCAGTAGGTAAGAAGTTAAATGCTTTTCTTTGGAATGCATCTGCTGTTGCTTCAAAATCACCCAACTTCATATTAGTAAAGTCTGTTGATTTCTCAACTATAAATGCATTATTTGTAGTGGTTAATACTGCTATTTCCGATAACTGTACATCAAGAGTATCCGCATTAACAACCTGTACCAAATATTTTGTAAAGTTGCCATCAATCTCTTCAACTTCAGTAAATATATCTTGGAACCCTTTACTTGAGAATCTTCCACTAATATCATCATGAATTAAAACTCTATTTGATTTACACTTAGTAAAGTCAGTTAGTTTTGTATTCTGGAATGTTGCAAATTTAGATTTTATTGGATTTACTTCAGGTCTAGCGTCATAATCTCTTCCAAAGTCAAAGTTGTTGATTGTATCAACTCTTTTATCGGTCATAAGATCAACAACTATAACTGGAGTTGCCTGAATTGTAGTTCCAATACCAACAACAACAGAAGATGTTATACCAACATCAGAAAAATTCTTAAGTCCTGATGGATGAACTAATCTATTAACTGGGTTAACTAAATCATCCCAAGCAACTGGACTCTTAATAGAGTACGATAGATTCTGATAGTAGTCATTATTTGGTATAACTTGGAAATCTTCATTTAATTTTCCAGTATTATCCAACCAACCAAAGTCTTGTCTATTAGAATAATCAACTTTAAACTTAGCTCTATTACCAGTAATACCAGTTACTGTTGCACTAATATTACTATTAGCACCCTGTATTCTGTCACCAATTCTTAATTGATACTCGCCATCAATTTTAATGAAATCTTCTCTAGATTCTACTACTGTTAATCCTCTTTCAATAAAGGTATTTGTTCCTTTTACAAGAATACTTTCGTTAAGTAGTAATAAACCCCTCTCTTGAATAACTTCAAATACTGGATAATTCTTTCTATTGATAATATTTGCATAACCAGATTGGAAAGTTTTAGCAATACCTGGATTGGTTGTTAGACCAGCAATACTATACCTTAAAACAGCAGGATTTGAATTTGTATAATCATCAACTGTAAAGAATCTGTACTGATAATTTGCAGAGTTGTAACCATCTCCACCAGTAGCAATACCAGTAGAGTTTGTATTGGTTTGTGTTCCAATACCTGCTTCACCAAATAGTTCAACACCTTCTACAAAAATCTCATCTCCAGTTGCAAATGGTGGATTTACAAATCCGTTTATTGGAGTTTCTAATACACATGTAACAATTCCGCTTCCACCACCAGTCATAGAACTGATTCCAACACCATTAGAGTTGTTAATAGTAATAATTCTATGAGTTACTGATTTTAGTCCTTGAATAGGTGCAACAATATTAACTTCAGAAATTGATTGGTGTGGAGTGTTTGCTGTTAATGAAGTATCATCTACAACTTTATCACTCTCAGGATCGTAAACAATAACATCTGGGGCAGATAAGAACTGATTACCACCATCTACAATACCAATAGATTTTATACTATCTACATTATCAATCCTAATTACAGGTGAAACGAATGCTTCTGGACTTAAAGTTTTGTCTGATGGATATTCATAACCAATATCAAGAATCCTTACATCATTAATTCTTGCAATTGAAGTAGAAAGTGCTACAACATTTGCATTTGATCCATTTTCACTAACAATACTTTCAAATTTTGGAATCTTCTTATAATCAACACCTTTAGAAATTACTTTTAATTCCTTCACAGATCCAACTACAGTCTTAGATTCGGTTGAATATTCAATTATTTCACATTCATCTGCTTGATATGAAAGAAGTTCTGGTATTCTTGTTGGAGAAACTTTAAATTTATCTGGAGTTACCTCAAATACCTTGTAGTCACCACTATAAGCACTATCTACAAACTTAATTTCGGAATAATTTGAAACTAATGGATCTGCAGTACTAATATATCCACCCTTTTCAATTCCATAATACAATTGAGTTGGAGTAGATTTTGAGAAAGAAATTGATTTTGTTGATGTTGTGCCAACTCCTACAGTTCCTACACCTGAAATATTAAAAATACTACTGTCTTGAGAACTAATAAATTCATTCTTAAACTCTTTATCATAGAAGAACTTAAGATCATACCCAGATAAAGAAGTATCAGAAACATTAAATGATAACTTAGCGTTCTTAGTTACTCTTAATTGTGGATTAACTAAAGCAACACTGTGAGTTTCACCACCAGTTGAAGTAATACCAACTAATAAAGGTGGTTGATTTTGAACATCATTTAGAGTTTCACCTAAACTAAACTTACTTGAAGTCTGTTCATAAACATAGTAACAAGGATCACTCAATCCACTTGTAGAATCACTACTTTCATATAAAACTCTATCACCAGTTTTATATCCGTGAGAGTTAATTGTAATCGTATTGTTTACTACATCTATGGCATCAGAACCAAATCCAGTCCTGTTAACCAATAATTTTTGGAATTCTGAATTGAAAGAAAGACTTAATGGTGCTGTGCTACCAACGCCAACAACATTATTTGGTATGACATTTAGATTAACTACATCATCATTATTCAGACCGTGTGTGCTTGTTCTTGCTGCTCCGATATTTGTAATAATTGTTGCTGTAATGTCATCAACATCACCAATAACCTGAGTGTGATTGGATTCTAATGCATATTCATAATCATCAGATCCATTACCGTGGAAGAATAATCCTTCACTTGTACTACCAATTGAAGTTCTTTCAGTTACAAGACCAATATAATTTTGTCCTTTATTGATTGCATATACGGTAAACGTATCTGTTGTTACATCAGGAAGATTGAATAGATTATTTGGATCACTCTCCTCACCAACAATCAAAGATGTAGCAGTTCCTCTTTTAGTGAAAGTTAACTCCTGCCCATTAACGAAAGGATGATTTGGAAGATATATCAATCTTGTTGGGATAGAAACCTCTTTTGCAGTTTCGCCAACGGTGTAATTAACGCTAATTGTAGTACCAGCAGTTGTACCAAGACCTACTGATTCATTAGCATTAAAGTAAACTAAGTCATTAATCCTAGAATCAAATTTTTCAATCTTAACTGGTATTTCAATCTCTCTGTTTAGAACATCTAATTTAGATCCGTAAGTGTGACCAATACCTGAACTATATCTCTTTACTCTTAAGATAGATCCTACATCAAAGATATTGAGAACTTTAACAATCTCACTATCATTAATTTTTATAGAAGATCCAACAGAAACTGAATTTGGTATTACATTTACGTAAATATCATCAACTCTACCAGTAACAACTGCATTTGCAGTCATAGATTGAGCAAGTCCAATCTTATTAGTTGAAATTCCAACAGTAAACGAATTTGTAAGATGAACTATTGAACTACTTAACCCAGAAATAGAAACAGTATCCTGATCATTTATTTCAAAGAATGGTGAATATGTTGCAGTAACTGTATTGCCAGTTTTCCATGTAAATACTGCATTCTCAAATCTAGTCAATTGAGTCTCAATACTAGAAATACCAATACCAACTAAAGATTTAACTTGTCCTCTAAGTCCTACTCCATTAGTTTCAGTATCATCAAAATCTGTAAAGTCACCAACTTTATATCCATCACCACCATCTAAAACTTGCAATTCATCAATTTGACCAGTAGTAACCGATTCAACTGTTGTTAATTGTCTTAAAAATTCATTAGATTCTACAATAAAATCATTATCGGCTAAAGCATTACCAACTTTGTATGGGAATGTATTCCTTGCTAAATTTGAGGAATTGAAGTCGAATTCTTGTGTTAATGTAGTATTGGATGAAATATAAGGAGATCTATAGGTTTTACCAATAAAGTATGGGAAACTTGGTTCTAAATCATTTGTCTGCTGACTAGGTGCTACACTAGCAAAATATGCATAAACACCATCTGGAAATTCATCAGTTTTGCAGAATCTACCATTATGTTCATCAAGAGTATATTCTCCTGTATATTGCCAATCCTCAGTAAAGAATCCAGATTCAAACTCAGTTAAAGATGGACGATCTATAACTTTAGATGGATTTAAAGTATATCCAGAAGTTACGATTCCAACAGCAGGTCCTAACTCATCAATCTTAGTATATCCATATGGTCCGTAAATTGGATTTCCATCATATGCCCAACCAATAATTGGAGAGTGTTTTGTTCCATCATCATTAAAAGTTGATCTAATTTCTGATGTATATCCATGAACACTAAGATGTAAACTATTTTCACCTTCAGAATTTAAACTGTAACTACCCTGTCTGTTATTATTATCAACTGTTAATTTTCTAACTCTCGGTTCAAACTTAGCATTCCTTCCTCTTGCCTTAACACTAAATGTAACCAAAGAAGCAGTATATCCAATACCAGAATTAATTACTTCTACACCAGTTAATCTTCCTTCACTAATGTTTGGTTTTAGTATAGCACCATTTCCAAAAACTCCAGCACCAGTAACTCCAGTTGTAGTCATTCCAACTGCTTCTACAGTAACTTCTGGTAAAGAATAATATTGAGATCCTCTATTTAAAACTTGAACATCAACTACCTTACCACCTACAATAGAACCACTAACAATAGCGTCTTTTCCATTTTCAACAGTTATTTTTGGATTTTTCTGTAAATTTAATACATCTGAACCATACTTAGTGCCTTGTTCATAAAGATAAGTATTAACTATGCTTCCTGTAACTACTGGAGTAAAATTAAATGATCCAGTAACAGTTGATCCAAATGAAACTTCTGCAGTTACTTTAATATCTGGATATTTAAATGTCTGGAATCCTTCACCCTGCGATTCAAATCCAACATAATCACGCCTAGTATAAGTGCCTCTAGATGGAGTTCCGATACCTGCATCTGCTAATCTGAAAGAATCATCATCAACTTTCAATATATGATAATTGTTAGATGTACTCAATCCAGTAATGACAGTACCTGAAGTCGTGTATTCAACAAGATCACCATCTTTGAACCCATGATCCTTAAAGTTTATCTTTGCATATCCTACAGAAACATCTGTTGGTTTAATGTGTAACTTTCTATATTGATATCCAGAACCAGAATTTAGAACTTTAACTGATTGTAATGTCCTCTTAGATACAGTTCTAAACTTATGAGTACCTGCAGCATTAGTTGCAGTTGAAATACCAATCGTATTAATACCAGTAATTGCATCTTCATATGTTTGATGCAACTGGATTGTACGTGAGTTAATGATTCTGATGTTATATGGAGCACCAGTTGCTAATCTTCCACTAGCAGTATTTGAAGTGTCTCCAAATCCACCAACACCAATAGCAGGATTACCATTACTGTTATAGTAAACAACCTCACCAGGTGATAAGAAATGCTTCTTTTTGAAAGTAATTGTTTCATCTTCAATTGATATGCCACCATTAAAGAAAATATCTCTACTATCAAAGAGTAATTCTCTAAATCTTTGTCCAATAACTGGTTCTAAGAGACAACCAGATCCATTACCACCAGTTAATGAAATTGCCTTTACTTCATCTATATCAAAATCATGTGGATCTACAAATAATTCTTTAACTGTTCCTTCAATAACAGGTTCGATTAACGCTGTTACACCAGCACCAATACTGTTTTCAATAACCAATCTTGGTGGATTTACTACATCATAACCTTCACCCGCATTGTATACATCTACACTATCAACAGGACCATAATAAATGTAATCTTCTGATATAGGAGTTCTTATTTGAACACCATCAATCAACATACCAATATTATTAATTGGTACTTCACGTTTTCCAGAAATGTATAAATCTTGACTTAATGGGAATTTCTTAAGAATTTTATTAGCAGATAAATTCTTAGCGTACTCACTTTCTTTTGTAAATGTATGAGTAGAAGTTATTGCAAGTCCTTCAGCAGTAAATCTGATAGCATTTACTACATTACCTATCATTCCTCTGGAACGATATAGTCTAATTATACCAGGTTTTGGTTGAACTATTTCAACATAGTAAGTTGTACCAGATTCTAAGTTAGTTAATGGATTAGATGATTCATAAACTACAGCATCTCCAGTAATTAACTCAATTTCATCATTATTACCAGAAAAGACTTGATTATAATCCTTGGTTACTTCATCATATCCACCATTAAAACCACCTAGTTGCTCAAATATTCCACCAATAGAAGTTATTGTTGATATAGAAATTAAAGTTCTCTTAACAGATGAAGGTAATGTATAACTTGGTAGAGAGTTAGATGCAACATATCCATCAATATCATCATCAGTATATACGTTTAGCACATCAGATATAATATTTGAATTACCTTCTAATATTTCTATACCTTGACTAGATGCTTTATTCAGTTTTCTTCTTAAATCATAATATAAACCAACTACAGGAGTGAATCCAGATATTCCAGAAACTTGAACTGTATTACCAGCAACATCAATATTTGTTATTTCTACAAGTGAAACTTCAACATTTTCGGAGTTTCTACTTAAAATTTCTGCTCTATCACCAACTTTTAAACTAGATTTGTCAATTGAACTTCCAAATACAAGAGTAGAACCGTTAATTTGAGTGATCTGATATCTGGAACTAGTATTGTAAATCCATGAGTTAGCAAATACTTCTTTATAAGTCTTACTGCCAGTTGGATTAAGTATAGTTTCACCAACGTTCTTAACAAAAATTCTCTCGCCTTCAGATACAGAAGAGATATCTGATACCGTTTTAAATTCAGATAGAACACCAGTTATTCTTAAATCAACTCTTTTTTCTAAATCCCCATCTTCATATCCAAAAATTGTTTCATCTGCTCTAAGATCAGAACCAATACCAATGTTTTCTGATATGTTAGTACAACCAAAGAACTGGTTAACTGATTTTGATGAATATGTAATTGAGTTAATACCACATAAAACATAACCAGTCTGAGCAAATCCAACAGTAGAATCTACAGAAACGATGGAAGAACCAACTGAAACTGATTCCATTACCTTTGTTCTACCTGGAATAGTAAATATTCCTTCAATTAAATCTCTATCAGAGTATCCAACAAATAAAGAGATCTTATAGTAGATCTTTTCATTCCTAGTCAATATTTCAACTTCAGATACAGAAGCACTTGTTCCCAAATCAGTTGATTTAAAAACAGTTTGACCAACTAAATTCTGAGGATCGCCATTAATCCTATCAGCAATTATAACTTCTCTTCTTATAAATTCTGCACTAGAGGGTTTGAATAAACGCTCCTCTAAATCTAATATTATAGATTCTTCTCCAAATAGAACCTTTAATAAGATTCTGATAGATTCTTCAATACCTTTTGATTGATAAAAAGATCTAGCATGCTTTATAAAGTTACCAACATCAAGATCTTTAGTAAAATCGTTATCTTCTAAACCAGGTAAGAATGTTTTCTTTAACTTTCTATAGAACTCTTGTATGAATAAGACACTTAAGTTAGTGACAGTTGCACTTGCAGAATGAGATTCTGCCTTTGTGCTCTGAAATACTAAACCTTCTCTATTAACATTATCTAAAGATGTTGATATTCCAACTTCAAATCCACTTACACCACTAAAACCACGAAGACAACCTGTAAAAGTAGTTGTTGTTTTAGCAGTATATGTTATAATTTCATTACCAATCTTTAAAAGACCATAAGTATCGGGAAAACCTTTAGTTGATGCAACAGTAATAGTTGTATCTGATGTAGAAACAGCAGAAGACAACGTAGTAGTTCCATGAACAACTTCAGGAACTAGGTTATCAACTTTTAAATACTGATCTAAATTATCAATTAAATCAGTTGTACCACCTTGAAATTCTTGCGAAAGGTAATACTGCTTTAAAAAATCAACAGCAAGAGGAAAGTCTGACCTTACAAATTCAGGCAGCTGACTTTCAACTATTTTATTAACCTGAACTCTTTTATCAATACCTATGGTCATTTATTTTCTCTCTAAGTCTCCGTTTGAGTAACTTGATGTGTAATAGTCTCTTGTAAATACAACTCCTGATACATCTTCTCCAGAAGCAATTACGTCCTTAATCATATTTATCTTACTATTAGAAACGTCAAAACTGAGGTATAAATCCTTCAATCCAACTACATCATTTGAATCTGGGAATGCTTGAATCTCTATAAGATTGTTTGCTGCTACTGTTGAAGTAATATTTAATGTATTTAAGATGATTTCACCTTTAATGTAATCAACTGTTCCTGCTGATTTAGCAACAACCTTCAATTCTTCTTTTTGATTTCTTGCAATTACACTCAAAACACCTTTTCCACTTCCATCTAGATTGCCATTAGACATCTTATTTGGAACATCTGTTATGAATACAGTATCATTTGATCCACTCAAGGTAAATCCAGTACTCTTTATATTAAATCCTGCAGGATTAATATGGAATTTATTACCAAAACATAACTCATATTGTGCAAATTGATTAAGAAGAACTTTCATATCTCTTCTAATCTTCAACGTTGTTATATTAGAAGTAATTGAATTATCAACTCTATCAATTAATTGAAGTATCTTACTATACTTAAATCTTCCACCAAACTTATTAATGTCTACAGTTTGAGAATAATCTCTCAAAGAACCTAAGATTTTTGTCTGTAAGTTATTAGAATTGGAAATTTGAGCAGTATTAAAGTAAACAGTTGAATCGATTTCAACATATAGTATCTTAAGATCAATTATTTCGGAATTAATACCAGCAATAGCATAACTCTTTAATTTTTGTTTGATCTGCTGTTTATCAAAATCAGAAACATAAGTTCCATTTTTTGGTTTAATACTAATTTGAACTTTACCGAATTGTGGTGGATCTAACTCCTCACCACCAATTACAGCAACAGACTCTGTTCTAGGATAAATTGTCTGTATTATTGCCTCATAATCTCTAGGTGTAACCGCCCTGTACTGTGCGGAATACAGTCTAGGTGCAAAATACTTAATGGAGTTAATATTCTCCATATCAGCACCGTTTGTCGCCCCATTAACCGTGTTTATGCTGATACCAGCAGTTGGTATTACGGTTGGTGGATTGGGTGTAGTATTTGGATCTTTATCAGTAACTACACCTTGAAAACTAAATGAAGATGCACCATTACTTTCCGAACCATCAGTTACGATATATCTTACTGTAATAACTGAATTATTTTCTAATTGCTTTCCAAAGTACCCATCACCAAACAATAGTTCATATTTTTCATCCTGCACTTCCTGTATAAAGAAGACTTCTGAGTTCTTATTAAGATTGAGAATATTATCAATCATAGAGTATTCTCTACCCATACCAGTATCTGAAGGTCCAGACACGAACACTCTAATGCTAGAAGCATCAATATTAGGGTTTTGTAGTAAAAATCTTTGATCTACACTATTATTTGCTAAGAATTGTACTTCTAATACTGTTCCTTGGAAAACAGAAACAGGATCTGCAGCAGTTCCAAAAGATGCAACACCATTTTTAATGGCAGCATGTAATGGTTGAGAAACTGAGAACCTGTATGTGGTGTTATTTGCGGATCCTATGCATACTAAACCTGGTTTTAAGTATAGTATAGGTTCATTTGAATCAGTTTGTATATTAAAGTAAACTGATGCCTCTGCAGAGGATTTTGAACGGGGTATATAACCAATATTTCTTGCAAGAGAAACAACATTTTCTCTAATAGTTGCCGAATCTAAGAAGGATTCATTCGCAACTAAGTTTGCATTAAACGCATTAATGTAAGTATTGTATGCTAAAGTGTCTATTAAGACTGAAAAGTTTGATCCTTCAAAGTCAAAATCACTAAAATTGCTGTTAGCACGAAGATAAGCCCGTATTTGGGCTTTAATTTCATCAAAATCTAAACTTGTGAACTGAGTAAAAGGCATATTATCTCGTTGGTTCTAGTAGAAAGGCAAAAGATTGCGTTGGTATTGACAATCCTCTTATATCGAAAACAATTGTCACATTAAAAGCGTTTGAATCAACGTATTCGTCTATCTGCACTTTTAAATTTTCAACTCTAGGCTCAAAAACGGCAATAGTCTCATTAATTTGATCCTCTATCACCTTAGTTAGGGTTGGATAGAAGTTCTCAAAGAGACTTGCACGTATATCAGTTCCAAGATTTGAGTTAAAGAACCTTTCTGTAGGAATGGTTTCTACTAAATTACGAACAGATCTAACTATTGCACGTTCATTCTTCAATATTGGAAGATCCTTCGTCACAGGATGTGGTTTGAAGGATAAACTGATATCTTTGAATGATTGTGATGTGCGTTGAACTGCCATCTAAATGGTATATTTAGTATTATCTCCCTTTATTTATAACCTATTCTTTAGATTTATTTCGCTCTTCGGGTGTCGTCCAAAAATAATCATCACAATCACCCAATCTACCCCATTTTACACCGTTTTCTACCTGATAATACTCTGTAGATACCTTAAA